GCATTTCTTTTTAGATACATCGAACAGAATCTAAGAAGAGAGATGAATGTACTTGAAGATAAATCAGCAGATATTCGGTTATTTTTAAGACAACTCAAGAAGCTGGAGGGCTAAGATGAGTGAGAACTTAACAATTGACTTCACAGAAGATGAAGAGAAAATGGTACTTGATGAGTTGGCTGAAAGATTAAAGAATTTAGTATACATGTTTGCAAGGAGCAAAGTAGAAGAAGCATACCAAAAGCTTAAAGACATGAGTACATGTCACAACGGTGAAGATAAAATAACAATTACTGTAGAATTAGGATTTATTGTTAATGATTTGTTTGAGGTTGCTGGTGGTTTCAGAAGAAATTGTGTAAAGGGAGGTGCCGATGAATAACAAAGACTTTGTACATCTTCATACTCATGACGAATTCAGTTTACTCGATGGGTATGGGTCGGCCAATATGTGGGCAGAAAGAGCTAGTGAATTAGGCTTTACACATATAGCATTTACTAATCATGGTAATGTAGATGGATTAATAAGGTCACAAAATGCTTTACGTGAGGTAGGGATCAAGCTTATCTGTGGTTGCGAAGCATACATGGTGCCTGATATCATGGCAAGAGAGAAAGGTGAAAGAAGATATCATGTCACATTATTAGTGAAAAATGCAGTTGGCTGGAAAAATCTTCTCCAGGTGCTGACTAAGGCAAATCTACAAGGGTTTTATTACAGACCAAGAATTGACCCATCTGTTTTACTTGACCATTGTGAAGGGCTTGTTGTAATGACAGCATGTGCCTCTTCATTCTTACATATGCCAGGAAGCGATTGGCTGCTAACTGAGCTTATACAGAGGACAGAGGTGGTGGGTGAAATAATGCCTCTCATCTTAGAGGAACAGTATACCACTAATGACTTAGTATTGCAGACAGCAATAGACTATGGAATAAATCTTGTGGCAACGAATGACTGTCACTACCCATTAGCAGAAGACAGTAAACTTCAAGAAGTCTTACTTGCTATGCAAAGAAAAGACAAATGGAGTGACCCTGATAGGTGGAAGTTTGACATAGATGATTTATACCTTAAGACAGCAGATGAGATGATAGAGTCATTCAAAATCCAAAACCAAATAGATGAAAAGATATGCACAGAAGCCATGTGGAATACAATGGCTGTAGCAAAGCTTTGTGATTTTGAGATAGAATCAAGAAAACCACATCTTCCAAAAGCTTATATTGAGAAGTATGATGACTTGGCTGAAGAGGACCAACTAGTGAGTCTTGTCATGGATGGCTTGGGGAAAAGAGCTGAAGACCACGGCTGGATAAGAGATGGCATAAAAGACTATGAAAGCAGAATTGAAGAAGAGTTGGCACAAATAATGCCTCAATTCACTAGGTACTTTCTGGTTGTTTGGGAATTAGTGCATTGGTGTGAAAAAGAAGACATAATGGTTGGTCCAGGACGTGGGTCTTCATCGGGAAGTCTAGTTGCCTACTGCTTAGGGATAACAAATATTGATCCAATAAAATACAAACTTATATTTTCAAGGTTTATCTCTGTAGGCAGAATCGACTTGCCTGATATTGATTTAGACTTTGAAGATAGGCGCAGAGACGATGTAAAGCAGCACCTTGCTGATATTTATGGGAAATGGAATGTAATAGAAATATCCACTTTCCTTAGAATGCATGGTAGAGGTGCTATAAGGGATGTCTCAAGAGTCTTTGATGTACCATTGTTTGAAGTTGGCAAAGCAGCTGAGTGCATCGTCACGAGGTGTTTAGATGGCAATACAGAGGTATGGACTATTGATGGGCCTACACCGATAAAATACCTAGTTGGTGAAAAAGATTTCAAAGTAACAGGGTGGTTTGGAAACAGAAGGGTCAAAAGGACAGTATCTGAGGTTTTTGAGAATGATGAAAAAGATATGTTTGAAATGGAGCTTGAATCAGGAAAGAAAATTATATGCAGCAAAGATCATTTCTTCTGGTCTGAATTTGAATACATCTATAGAGGCAAGAAGTGCAAAAAAATTGGGTGGAGAAAATTAAAGAATCTTAATCTTGAGACAGACGAAATACAAACGGTAGAATTCAATGAAGCATTTTCTCACTGTAAATGGTGCTACAATGTAATATACAAGAATAGGTGCACAGATAGAGAATTTTGTTCTCTTTCTTGTTTGACAACTTACAGGAATACACATGACAACCCCATGCTTAATCCAGAAACAAAAGCAAAGATGACAGATACTAAAAGTGGTATTAAGCCTAAATGGATGGATGATGATGAGAAGCTCTTATCTTTCAAGAACAAAACAGCTCACAGGCTTAGAATAAATAACCCGATGAAAAATCCTAAAACAAGAAGAAAGCAGATAAGAGCTCTCAGAAAGGTTATGCCTGAAGTAAACAATAGAGCAGAAAAGGTAGAAAAGCAAAGAGCGTATATGCTTAAGAGGCTTGAAGAGAATCCTGAATCGCACCCACTCAGAATCTTAGCAAAGAATCCAAGAAAAGGCGTTTCAGCAATATCGTTCCCACAAGCAAGACTTACAAAGATAGCCTCTGTTATAGCAAGTAGTTACGGCTTTGAAATTGAAGCTGAGTGGCCAGTAGGATATTACAAAAGAGGGAAAAGAAAAACAAAAAGACATTACTATCTTGATATAGCAATACTTGAACTAAAAATAGACATAGAGTATGACGGTGCATTACATAAAAATTTAAAAAGATCTGACTCTGAAAGAGATTTGCTGCTGAAGAGCAAAGGATGGAATGTATTCAGGTTCACAAAAAGAGATTTTAGTGGTGTTGGTGAAATAGAAAATAAAATTGAAAGGATAATGTCCAATGCGATTCGAAAGAATAGTATCAATAAAGCCAATAGGTAAACGCAAATCATACGACCTTTCTTTGAAAGAGAAATGGAAAGGGTATTTAGCCAACGGCATACAAACGCACAATTCTGGAGGAGATGCCCGTTCAGATTTTTCCATCGAAGATGCTTTCAATACATTTGAAGATGGAAAAAGATTCAAAGAGAAATACCCTGAAGTAACAGAGATTGCTATGGCTTTTGAAGGACAATGTAAATCTTGTGGGCGTCATGCCGCAGGTGTATGTGTATCTGAACACGATCTTAGATCGGGAGAAAATGCTAACTTTGTTGTTAGGAAAGGCACAAATGTGTGCAACTGGGACAAAATAGATGCTGAGTATATGGGACTGATGAAGCTTGATGTGCTTGGCCTCAACTCTTTGACTATTCTAAGTGAAACAAAAAGCTTAATAAAAGAAAGACATGGCACAGATATCAACTACAACTTGATTGATTTAGAAGATCCAAAACTCTATAAACAATTTGCAGAAGGGAATACAACAGGTGTATTCCAATTTGGATCTGGTAGCATGATAAAGTTATGTAGAGATATAAAGGCCGAAAATTTTGGTGAGGTTGTCAACATAAATGCTCTACATAGACCAGGTGCACTAAGAAGTGGATATACACAAATATACAGGGATAGAAAATTTGGACTTGAAAAGACCACTTATATGCACCCATGGATAGAAAACATTACAAAAGATACATATGGCTTGATAATATACCAAGAGCAAATAATGAGGCTTATGTATGAGCTTGGAGGACTGCCTTGGAAAACTGCTGACACAATAAGGAAAGTCGTCAGCAAATCTAAAGGCGTTGAAGAGTTTATGAAGTTTGAAGATGATTTCATAAAAGGGTGTGAAAAGTTAGGGACACTAAATGGTCCTGAAGCAAAGGCTATTTTTGGTGAGCTTAAAAATACAGGGTCTTATGCTTTTAATCTTTCACATAGCACAACTTATTCATTAATTGGCGTATGGCAAATGTACCTAAAAGTCTACTATCCAATAGAATTAATGACAGCTTTATTGTCTTATGGCCCTGCTGCTAAAAAGCATGAACTTATCAATGAAGCTAAAAGGCTTGGTATAAAAATGCTATTGCCTGATATAAATTTATCAGAGAGTAAAGCTTGGGTAATTGGAGACGATAACAGCCTGCTTGCTCCGTTCCAAGAGGTAAAGGGTATAGGAGAGGTAGCGGCTAAAGAGATTGTCGATTGTAGGGGCGTTGCAGGAGCTTACACTAGCCCTGATAACCTAGGATCTAGAGTAACGAGACGAAAAGTTAATAGCAAAGTACGTGACCTACTCATCAAAGTAAAAGCATACGAGACATCAAGTGATAAACTTGATCTTCCAGAAGATGAGCTAGAGGCATTATCTTGCTATTTTGATTTTGAATTATCTAATGACCCGTTGTATAAATTTAGAAAACTTATTAAGAGGATTGGCCCTCAAATAAACTTGATGGATTTGTCTGAGTCTTACAATTTAGGCAAGAAGCACGGATTCTTTTTTGGAAGAATGGAATCTTTGCGTGTAGGCTATAGGACTGCTGTTGGTGAGACAGCAAAGAGCAGTAGCTTTGGCTCATTGGGTGGCGTGTATGGCAACTTGAAAGATGATACGGACTTCAAGATGCTTATTTTTGGCAATAAGATTTACAATGAGAAGAAAAGCATTATAGAGCATTGTGAAGGTGAAGCAATATTAACATATGCTGATAATACTGATGATAAGGCAGCACTTAAGACTCAATCTGCTTGGTTTGGAGATGAACTTTTAAGTGGTGACCTTGATGGACTGGATATATCTCTTGGTGATTTTCCCAAAAAAGACCTCGTTTCAACTCATGAGTGTTGGAAAGAGATGGAGAACTGTAGTCTGTGCGAGTTAAGAGAAGAATGTTCCAACCCAGTATTGCCAAGCCTTGGTCACATGAATATAATGATTGTAGGTGAAGCTCCTGGTCCTGATGAAAATAATAAAGGTGTAGGGTTTATTGGTAGATCAGGTAAGTTGCTATGGAAGATTCTTGGTAGATATGGCTTGAATAGAAAGCTGTTCCATATCACTAATATATGTAAGTGCTATCCTAAGAAAACAAAGACACCTAAAAACAAACATATAGATATTTGTGGGGAATGGCTTAAAAGGGAAATTGAACTAGTCAACCCATTCCTAATATTATCATTTGGTAATACTGGTAACCAATTTTTCAGAGGAGAAAGCAGCGGTATAATGAGCATAAATGGTACTACTCAATGGCACGATAAGTTTGGCTGTTGGGTAACATACTCTGTTCATCCTGCTATGGCAATGTATGATAGGGCCAACATGCCTCTTTTAGAGGACTCTCTGGGTGAATTTGTTAAAAAGATGAACGTGTTGATGTAATAGCTAAAAAATTTCTAGAATAGTCTCTAACTATATTAAGGAGGATTTAACTATGTTCAATGAAGACATTTTAGTAGACAGGAATGCTTTGGAAGAAGAGTGCTCAGCAGCACCAGCATTCTTCGATTATTGGCAGACACAAGAATCTAATCTTAAAGTCGATAAAGAGAATCACAAAGCGAAAATAGGCAAAGAGATAAGACAGATGAACGATGCCGAGCTGAAAGAAAAGCATGGCATTTCTAAGCTTACTGAGGGTGCCTTTAACACGTTGGTTGAAAGTGATTCAGGTTATCAAAGGCTAAAGAAACTTCACCTTCAAGCTGAGGCTTCAAGAAAATCGTATGAAAAGAAACTGTCAATGCTTGATACCTTAGCAAAGCTACATGGCCAAGGGTATTTTGCTAAGATTGAAGGCAAGAGTGAAGTTAGAACTCTTTTGGCCAACACAGTCAAGGAAAAAATCAGAAAAGAGATCAGGAAACGCTCTGTTGAAAATGCGAAACCGAAGAGACCAAAATGATGGGTGACATATTTAACAGTTTTGTAAATGCTATTGTTGTGATATCGGTGGTTTGTGTGCTGGCCTATTTTGTTCCTGGGCTGGTGTTAAGGGCTATAAATGACTTTAAACTAAGGTATGGAGGAGGAAATTGTGGCGAAAAGAAAATGGAAAAAGGGGCTGTCGAGCAAAAGCCTGAAGAAAAAAGATGAGGCAAAAGGTGATTTTTATCGTTCTCCTGAGGATAGAGTTTCTTATATCCAAAGGGGTGTTATCAAAGTATTTGTTCCGAAGGATGGCAAGAACAGGATAAGGATTGTTCAGCCGCTTGAGATTGAAGAGCTGGAGTTCTATGGAATGGAAATGCACTTTCACCGCTCTGTAGGGGATGAAGGTGAAGACCTTAATGGCGATTATCTCTGTAACAGCAGGATGAAAAGTATCTTAAGAGATTGCTATAAAGGGATTGATATACCAAACAAGTGCTTCGTGTGCCAGCAGCAGACAAGTGACCTGTGGGACTCGAATCCTGATCTAGCAAAAAGCTATTATCCTGATAGGAGAATGTGGCTTTTTGTTCTGAACCTTATGGCCGATGATACTGAAGAAGTCTACCTGTGGAGTTGTCCTTGGACTCTCCATGAAGAGATCGTATCCCGTTCATCTAACGCTGAGACCATGGTCTATGTAGATGTTAGTGACCCAGCCAAAGGTGTGCCTGTATCGTTTGAGCGAAGCGGAAAGGGCAAGCTTACAAAGTACACCAATGTACAGCTTTTTACTGAGCCATCAAAATTAAGCTCTAAGGTTTTAGATGGGCTTATAGAATTCAAAGATGCAATAGTCATTCCGTCTGAAGATATAGTCAAGGCTGCATTTCTGAATGTTTCATTGGATGGTATTGATGACGCTGAAGCTGAACAAGAGGAACAAAAACCAGCCGAAGATGCTGCTGAAGAAGGCCCACCAGACTGTTTCAGAAAGGAGTTTGATAAATGGGCTGATTGTGACACTTGTGATTTCGCAACAGAGTGTGCCAAGAAAGAAAAGCCAAAGAAAGAAGAAAAGCCAAAAAAACCAGTAAGGCAAAAAAGAACAGACAAAAAGACAGAAGAACCTGATGGTGAAGAAAGCGATGATGCCAAGAAAGCAGAAATAAGAAAGAAAATAGAGGCAGCCCAGAAGAAACACCAAGATGATGATATCCCGTCCTAAAAGGAGGCAACTATGGGTGAAATGATAATATTGACGCACGAAGGTGACACGAATATCATGTGGGATCCAGATAGTGACAAATCAATCACAAACGCAAAGAACAAGTTCAAAGACTTGTTGGGCAAAGGGTACAAAGCTTTTCGGGTCAGCACCAAAGGCAAAAAGCAAGGCAGCTTTGTTCTTGACTTTCCACCTCACGCTGCTGAATTGCTTTTAATCCCGCCAATGGTTGGAGGGTAATATGTCTTATTCAAGCTGGACAAGTGCTACAACAAGTACTGCTATTCCTGATGTAGTGATATATTATGGGTGCGATATGGCAAATCCCAGCTATATAGCGTGCTCTACCGCACACTATTATGGAGGAGAAAGCAATATTGTATATATCCACGCCGGCAACACAACACCTGTCTACTTTGATTCTTTCAGCATTGATCCTTGGGACACTGACATTTTAGGCAACTCATATTGGTGGTCACCTGGTGGCATGTCCTTTAATGCCCAGCACTATAATGAAATGCAGATGAAAATCAAGGCTGCTTGGGGCTTATGGTGCCGCAATGAAGATCATCTCAATAATATGCAGAAAAAGATTGAGCGTGAATGGTCTAGGTATCTCAATAATGAGAAAGCCAGAGAAAGACAACTTGCTCAAAATGCAGCAGAGGATAAAGCACAGAAACTTCTTGGACTAATAATAGGCAAAAAAGAACTTGAAGTGTATAAGAAAACTGGAAGGATTTTCGTCAAGGGTGAGAATGGTACATACATAGTCCGCAAGGGCAGTTTTACTCAAAAGATTGAGGATAGCAAGATAGTAGACTTATGTGTACACATAAAAAGTGAATGTAAATGTCCAAAAACTGACAATGTTATTGCCCTGAAAGTCCTTTTGGAGAATGACGAGAAACATGTATTAAAATTGGCTAATCGAATTGGCTCTAGCTCTTTGCCAAAAGAATTGCCTTTGGCAGCGTGTATGTGATATGCCACTATTACATTGCAATAAATGTCATTACGAGTGGGAAGGGGGTATAACTTCTAAGTGTGCTTGGTGTGGCAATGAAGGGCATGTCCTAGAAGAAAAGACCCCACTTGAAAGATTCCTTGATAAAGGAATTAATTTTATTATGAACACTAAATTAGGAGGTGAGTAACAATGGCTAAAGACTCTGATATTGAAAATGAAAATGGAAAAGACAAAGCTTTTGAAATTCTCTTTAGGTGGAAAGACAGCAAAGCAAAAGAGGATGCTCTTATTGGACCAGTTATAGTTCAAGCTAAGACAGAAAGGGTTGCAATTGCTAAGGCAGCTATTAAAAATGCAGCAACATTAGCAGCAGAAGCAAATCTTCTGACGCTCAATGTAGACTGCCGAGTATTCTAAGGAGAACCAATGGTTGAAAGAATAACACGTGATTCTGTGGCAGAGGAGGATTCTGCCACAGAAGAGAATCCGGTTGACTTTATACACACTGGTTGTACACTACTTAATCTCGCTGCTTCACAAAAAGGCATTGGTGGTGGGTGGGCAAGAGGCAGGATTGATAACATTGTTGGTGACGGATCATCTGGCAAAACACTTCTTGCTCTTGAGGCTGCTGCTAATTGTTTCTACAATATGCTTGGAAGCGAAAGTTATAATTTCCCAACAGTCAATGATGTGAGCATTGTTTATAACAATGTTGAAGGTGTGATGGACTTTCCAGTAGATCTGATGTATGGGAAGGAATTCAATGAAGGAGTTGAATGGTTAAGGACAGGCACCATCCAAGATTTTGGGAGAGACTTTCTCAAAAGAGTCATGGCAATAAAAAGTGGACAGTTCCTTCTTTATATCGTTGACAGCTGGGATGCTTTGGATAGTGAAGATGAGTATGAAGCTTTCCTTAAGACTATAGAAGAAGACACACCACAAGAAGGTTCATTTGATCTTGGTAAACAAAAATATGGATCAAAGCGGTTCTTCAAGACTTTGTGTAGCAAGATTGAGGGCGACAACGGTAAAGTAAAAAAGGATGTGACGCTCATGATCATATCACAAGTTCGTAAGAAAATAGGCATTGTGTTTGGTGAGCCATTGTATAGAGCTGGTGGTGACGCTTTAAACTTCTATACGCACCAAGTGTGCTGGCTGGCTGATAAAGGAAAGATTGTGCCTACAAGAGAGAAGATCAAAGTGACAACAGGAATAAAAGTCAAAGCAAGGTTCAAAAGAAATAAGGCATCAAAGCCATTCAGAGAAGCAGATTTCCCTATAATGTTTGATTACGGTATAGATGATATTACATCTATGCTTCAATTCCTATATGGAGAAAAACCAAAAGAATTGGGTAAGCTATTCGACAAAGAATTCAAACAGATAAAAGCAGCAGCAAGCTACATAGACAAGAATAACCTTGAAGAAGATTTGGCAAGGCTGGTTGAAGAAAAATGGAACAGAGTTGAGCTAGCAGCTAAATTCGATAGGAAGCGGAGATTCCCAAAGTGAAAAAAGCAATTATACTTGACTGTAATTATATATGTCATGTTGTCTTTCACTCTGTTCCTCCTTTGTCGTTCCAACATAAATATACACAGGTAATTTTCGGGTTCATGAAGAGGCTACTTGTGCTTGCTACAGAGTTCCCTTCTCACACCTTTGTGTTCGTATGGGATTCAAAATACAGTGTGAGAAGGGAAATTTACCCTATGTATAAACAGCAAAGGGTAAAGGTTGGTAGGGAATCGACTGATCAGGAAAAACATAGCAAAAGGATTGCTCATCTGCAATTTGACGAAATAAGAGAAACTGTATTGCCTGCACTTGGATTTACAAACAACCACATCCAAATTGGTTACGAAGGAGATGATCTAATGGCATCTGTTGTACACAATAATGAAGAGTATGATTTTGTAATTGTGACAACAGATAAGGACATGTATCAACTCATAAGTTATGACTGCAAAATGTACAACCATACCACTAAGGTCTTTAAAACAGTAAAAACTTTTGAGGATGAATATGGTTGTAGCCCATTGTTATGGGCTGAGGCTAAGGCAATAGCAGGGTGTGGCACAGATAATGTTCTTGGAGTAAAAGGTGTGGCTGAGCCAACAGCTATCAAGTATCTTCTTGGTAAAATGAACCCAAAGACCAAGAAATTCAAAGCCATAGAAGCATCGGGCGATATGATTATTGAAAATAGAGAGTTAGTTAAATTGCCTATGTATGGAACAGAAAAAATAAAGATTGATGACAATGATAATATTAGCAGACAAAGCTTTGTTAAAATCTGCGAGAAGTATAATTTCAAATCACTTCTAACTAAAAAATACCTTGAAGCCTGGGATAGAATTAAGACTGTGAGCACATGTTGACTACAATCAGAGAAGAAAACGGATTGCCAAGTGATTTCAACAAGAGGAAGGGTTATTTTCTTGTCAGCAGAGACCTTTTGGACCTAGCAACCAACGAGCTTATGCTATTTATGGCAAATTTTCTAATAGTTAAAGCACAGTTCATGTATGAAACTAACTGTATGGAATACACTGCTTTGTCTCGCTTGTTTGATGCTGTAGAAGAAGCACATCAGATACCACAATATACTTTTAACATTACAAAAAAGAGCAATGGTAGCATTAAAATCAGTACTGTCAAAGTTGAGCCTGCTGAAGAGGGCAGTAAAGGCACAGGGCTATTAAGGCTATTGAGGAAATTAGATGGTTGATCAAAATACATGGGAAAAATTCGGTGAGTGGATCAGAAGGAAAGTAAAGGACCGCTACAAGCACCCTGATTATGCTAACGGCAGCCTTGTATCGTACACTGGTACTAGTAATGCACATAGACCGCTACCAATGGTTGAAGTTACAAGAAGCCCAGATAGCAATGATGCGATGGTAATGGCAACAACAAGAAGAGAAGCTGAGATATCATTTGTCCCACCAAGCTCTTTAGAGCACACCATGCTTCACTCAGGCTTTGATCCATCATCTGATCATATGCCTCCTTCGACAGGTATGGTTATGCTTAGAGAAGGTGAGATGATGAGCCCTTATGTAACAATAGGTTCACGTAGCCCACAACCAGTCAAAAATAATCCTAAAATTGAAAAGTCATCGTTGAAGAAAGCAAATAAAGAAAGAATGCAAAGGAAGATGGATACTGATGATTAGCAGAGCAAAGGTTAATAAAATTAAGGCAACGATAACACTAGAAGATGGAACAGAATTTAGCGGTGAAGGATTCGTTGACGACTTTGTCATGTCCCAAGACAGGATAGAGGTGACAGAGTTTGGGTCTCCATCCAGAAAATTCATTGCTGGTTGTGCGACTTATAAGGTGAATGCTACTTTTGATTCACTTTCATCAGAAGGCAAGGATGCTGATGGGAATAGCTCTCTCAGAGAAACTGTTGAAAAACTAACGAGAAAGATGGATAGAAATGACAATTGATAATTCAAATCACATCAACAATCAAATAATGGGGTGGCAAGGTAGAGGTGCTTCTTCGTGCTCTTCTATGGCTATATCAAGTGCTTCAATGATTCCCATGCGACCGCTTGATGTTGTTGCTGAGCTTAGAGAGCAGATAAAAGAAGAAGTAAGGCAAGAACTCATATCAGAAAAGGCTAATGAATCATCGTTAAAAGAGTTCACACCTGAAAGAATGAAACGCAAGCTTGATAATATATTAAGTAAGGAGAAAACAGATGAGTAATGTTTACATAGGTATTGACCCAGGCAAGTCTGGAGCTGTAGCAGTTATAAACAATAATCAAAATATCCTCCTATTGGAAGATTGGCCTGGAAATGAAATTGCAGCTGCTAGCATAATAAGAGATCTGATAAAGGCATACCCTGACCATCATTCTGGCACTTATGAGTATTCTATCAAAGCAGCAATTGAACGCTCACAATCCATGCCTGGTCAAGGTGTGCGATCTATGTTTGTCTTTGGGACTAACTATGGCATATGGCAAGGGGTATTAGCTGCATTCCAAATACCATTTATCATACCCACTCCTCAAGCTTGGCAGAAAGGCGTCATAAGTAAAGCCAAGGATAAGAAGCCAGCGTTAGCTGCTGCTTCAAGGATGTTCCCTTTGGCAGAATTATATGGACCACGTGGAGGTGGTAAAGATGGTAGGGCTGATGCTCTTCTGATAGCTGATTTCTGTCGCAGATTGAATTCTAGACAACCTGATAAAGCAAAGCCTGAAAGGGTGGAAAGATGATAGACCAAATAGAATTAGCAAATATACAAGCACATAAATATTCTCTTCTCACACTTGATGATGGCCTTAATATTATAACAGGTAGGTCTCATTCAGGTAAGTCTTCAATAATCAGAGGGCTTAAATGGTGCCTAGAAAACAAGCCCAGAGGTGACAAATTTAGAAGAGACTTTATAAAAAAGCATGAATCGTCTACAGTAGCAATCTCTTTTGATGATGGAGCATTTGTGCTGAGAGAAAAGAATCCTCATAAAGGAATCAATCTGTACACTTCATCTGAATCTAAAGACCCATTCAAAGCTTTAAGGACTGATGTTCCAGATGAGATAAAAGATGTAACAAGACTCAGACCAGAGAATTTACAGTCTCAAGGTGACAGGTATTTCCTTTTAAGCAAGACTCCAGGTCAAGTAGCAACTGAACTGAACAAAGTGGTTGGCTTGAAGATTATAGATGAGAAATTGGCTAAAGTTAAAAGAGTTGTTAGCAGCCATTCCAGTACAATAAAGGTTCTTGACTCTCAAATAGAATCAACGGAAAAAGATCTGAAAGAGGACAAGTACCAAGGCATTGACAACTTATTTGGTTCAATTGTTAAAATAGAAACAAAGGTGAAAGAGCACAAAGCCAAAGAGGGTAAGATATCATTGATCAAAGATACAATGACAAGCATACACCTTGAGCAGCAGACAATTGAACAGTCAGGTGGAATGATTGATATCAAAGAATACTTATCCCCTATAAGACTGTCAATAAAATCTTTTAAAGAAAAAGAAACTCTGATAGCAGATGTCTTACATTCTTCCGATATAATTGATTTGCACAAAACATTAATTGAAGAAGCATCAGGCATAATCCTTCTAGAGGGTGATTTACTTGATATCAAAGAAACGCTATCAAGGGTATCTAACCTACAGACTAGGCTTAATACAGTTAAAGAACTCTACAGAAATATAAGAATTGAAAGGGTAGTAATCAGGAATTCACTACTGCTGGTGAACGAAAGTAAAGAATTGAAGAGTGAATTGAAAAGTAAACTCGACTATTGTGTTAAATGTGGAGCCCATAAGAAATATTGGAGAAAGGAGAAATCATGAAATTCAAAACAAGGCTAATTGTGAAAGAGAAATTTTACTATCTAAGAAGAACAACAAAATCAGGTGCTCACAGGTGTGGTGTTGTATTTTTGATATTAGGTGACAATGTTGGTGCCCGTGGAGTGTCTTTTTGTAACGAACTAGATCCATTTTCAAAAATATCTGGCATAAACAAAGCAAAAGGCAGAGCAATGAAAGCCTTTAAAAGAAAGGAAAACTTTTGGCCAATACTTAGAGAAGAAGCAGTGGATAAGCTTCAAAGCACAGAGATAGGCTTTAAGTCTGAGTATGATCCAACGTTCACAGATTTTGAAATTGACATTTTAAGCGAAAAAAGAACATGAAAATCTGCATCTGTGGAGACTGGCATCTTACAGAGAATAAACCAAAGTCAAGGGTGGATGATTATGTAAAGGCACAAGAATTAAAAGTAGCCTTTATAGCTGAGACTGCCAAGAAGTACAATGCAGAATTCATATTACAGCCAGGTGACTTCTGTGACAGGTATGAAATAAAAGACAAGTTCAAGACAAGGTGGATAAAAAACCTCAGACACCTGACGAATATAGTCTGCGTTGCTGGGCAGCATGATCTTCGCTATCATACATCTGACATATCAAATACTCCATTAGGCGTACTGGAAGAAGCAATAGGATTCACATTATTGCATAGCAATAATTCAAAGCCTTGTGCTTTGAGCCCACAAACTGATGTTTATGGAGCAGGTTGGGGCAGAACGATGCCTAAAGTAATCAATACCAAAAAGTTCAATATCCTCTTAACGCATAGGATGATAGTCATAGACAAATTGTGGGCTGAACAAGAACATTATGAAATAGCAGGTACCTTCTTGAGAAGGTATAAGGACTTTGATCTTGTAGTCAGCGGTGATAATCACAATAGTTTCTTTTACAATAACAAAGACAAGTGGCTAATAAACTGTGGAAGCTTAATGCGTAGCAATATAGACCAGGGTGACCATGAGCCTTGTATCTGGATCTTCGATACTGAAACAAAAAAAGCAGAAAAAATACTTATTCCAGTAGAACCATTTAAGAATGTTGTAAATTTAAAGAGAGTTGAGTATGAGAAAAAGAAAAATGAAAAGCTGGATGTATTAGCACAGTCACTAAAGAAAAAGTCTAGGTTGAAAGGATTGGACTATAAGAGAAGGGTATTTGAAAGAGCAAAGTCTCTCAAGAAAAGGGACTTGCTGCAACCATTAACTGAAAAAATAATAGATGGGGTAATGAGCGATGAGTGATATGGATGATATAGAATTTGAAATTGGTATCATGGAAGACAGAATTGACCAAGCCAAACAGGATTCTGCTCAAGCTGAAGGAGCAATTAATGCTCATATGGAGAGGCTGAAAAGTGATTTTGGCTTGGCATCAGAAAAAGAAATAGAAGTTTTCATAAATAAAGGTGAGAAAGAATTAGCAAAAGAGGAATTGGCAATAACCAAAAGCTTCACTGATATTAAGGATAGATATGATGACCAGCTTCAATAGCAATGTTTTATTTGAAATGAAAGAATCAGTCATAGATACAATTTCTGATAGAGACCTTCTTGTGAAAAAATTATCTTCTTTTGCTGATGATAAGAAAGATGCTGAAGACTATTTGATTGCTGCCAAAGAAGCGCAAAGCATCCTTAAAGAAGTAGCACGTGAAACTCAAAGCGAGATTGAAGAGCATCTTTCTAATATAGTCACAATGGCATTAGCAGCAGTGGAGGTAGATGATCCTGATATACCGAAACCGCCAGAATTTGTAGTAAAGATGGTAAGCAGAAGAGATGGTACAGAATGTGACTTGATGTTCAAAGAAGGAGATCGTGAGCAGCATCCATTTGACTGTTCAGGATTTGGCTATGTTGATATTGCTGATTATGCACTTAGGATTGATTTCATATTGCTGGAAGATGAATATGGAGAAGAAGAAATAAGAAGAACTCTCATTCTTGACGAACCTTTCAG